TGAGTCAACAAGCTGTGATACTGTCCCACTTGGTTTGACACAGGTGATAGCCGTGCTTTGTGGGATTCCAAAGATTGCTGACCATTCTTTGTTCGTTTCAACAGCGATCTGCCGTAGTGCCTCAAGCGTTTTATCAAGTCCATGTTTCTTTCCACTAGTTAATTCGTTATCCATTATACCTGTAAGGCTAACACCAAGAAGTCTTTCCTCTTCAGTGTTGGTCTTCCACACCTTACGTAGATAAGGGAACTTAGTTAAGGTAGCTTGTGCTGTACCAAGTATAGTCGCAAGCATTACCTTTCTCTTCAGATCTTCAAACTTATCCTTCTCTCTAATAACCACTTCTGTTAAGTTACAAAACTGATAGGGTCTAAGTATTATTTCACTGCAAGGATTAGTGCCAAACTCGTAGTCTGCATCCCTCCTGCCAAACTTCTTTGCTTGTTCCTTTGCAGAGATTCGATTAAATATACCACGCTCTCCTGACTTTGATTCTACAAGAGATGTCCACTCTCGTAAGAATGTCTCACCATCCGGCTTGTCCGTGTAGCACACAGAGTTATTAGCAAGTGCCATCTGTGGTGCTGTCTCCCACCATTGCCCTGACTTAGCGTGACGCATACGTCCATCTGAGAGGTTAGATAAACTAATCATAGCAGAACGTCTTACACCACCGGATACAACAACCTCCCCAACCTTACACATTAAGTTGTGACAATCATAACTAGACAACTTGCGTCCTGCATTATGCTTAAACAAGGCTGTAGTAAAGTTAAATAAGTCAAGTAAAGGAGCAGGACCTGATGCTCTACCACCAAATATCTTTAGCCTAGCACCTGCCGGTCTAACCTTTGACACATCCCAATGTGGAGACTCCCCCATATAGAGATGACCTATTAGCTTTCGTAGTGCTTTTGCCCAACCCTCTTTACTGTCCTGCACATCTATAACAGTGTCAACTTGTTCTATGGTTTGTGGTATCTCAGGGAGTTGATTGACATACTGTCTTTCTACAGAGAACCCAACACCTGTGCCACACAGCAGTATGTACATTGCTTCATCAAAAGATTTAGGGTCATCAACCGGCAGATAGCTACAGTTATATCCTGCTGTGTTATCTCTTTCCAGGGCAAGACCTGCTGTCATCAACGCTCTCATAGAGGGCATAACTTCTAATTTAGTTATGGAATCTTTTAACTGAGCAATAGGCAAATTACCCTTTACCTTTAACGACATAAAATCAACATATCTGCTGACAGTTTCTTCCCATGTTTCTCTTCTATTTTCGTTTGGTAGCCACCTAGCATACCTAGATACAGCTATAAATTTTTGATAATCGTTCATATGTTTGTTACCTTTATATTTTTAACGTGTATTTCATCCATGTCGTAAAGTAAATCTTTTACAATATCTCTTACAACAGCTTCACCTTCTCGCTTTTTATCTTCTTCAGCATATACCACAGGCATTAGATTAGAATCATCATCTATTTCTACTTCTGCTACTATCTTAAACTTCATGGGACTATACTCCTATTCTCTAACTCTCTAATCATTTCTTTAAGATACCACTCTGCCTTCTTCAAATCTTCTACACCGTTTTTATATCGCCATCTATGAAGATATTTTATCACATTGCCCTGACAATAGGAAGAAAAGTCTGCACCTAATTGTTGCTGAATATAGTCAATACACTCCATACCACCATTATTATAGTGGGGAGGATTGTTAACTGTATCTACTTCCACTTGCTCAGTGTTCCTAGTTGTATTCGCTTCTTCTTTTCTGTCAACCATTTTTTAGGTATCTCCTTATCTGTCCATTTAAATCCATATTTATCGCACCAATCACAGTACCTAGTCTTTGATCCCTTGTTAATTACGTTGTATGCGTTCTGAAACAAAAAGCGTATATCTAACTCAGGGTATTGTTCTTGTATAAGTAAATGCTTTACTCTGTCTCTAGACCTAAACCACCCTTTCGCCTCAATAATAATACCATTGTTAAGAACAAAATCAGGCTTGTAGATCCTGAACATTTGCACTGCGTATTTGATTGACATTTTTTCATATCGAATCCTTTGTTTAAGGAGGCGCAACTCTTTGGCTACGCTCTCCTCAAATTTACTTCTGTACTGTATCTTGGGCATCAGCTAGTTTTACATAGTTTACCAATGGTGGTGTTGCAGATTTAGAAACCTTTGATGGTAAGACTTGAAGATTATCCCAACACTTTTCTCTGTAAGAACACAAGCTACATTCAATACCTAATTTTAAGTTACCACTAGGTTTGCCGTAGTACGTTTCCTCTACCGGCTCGTAGCATCTTTCAAAAGGTTCATCGTTATTTATGTAGTCAACCGTGCTTTGTATCTTCTCCATCTCTTCATCTACGTTCACTGCATCAGCACTAACGTATTTAAAGTTTCCGTTTGCTTTGTTTACAACCCACCATCCACCGACAGGAACACCTTTCGCTTTTGCGTAGCCAACGAGTTGTGACACATACCCAAAGCTGTCTTTGCTCTGCAGTGTTTGAAAGTCTGTAAATTTATTTTCGTATGCCCAAGGAGAAGATGATTTAACGTCATCAACCTTTCCGTTTAGTACAAGATCATACGTCCCATCAATATTAACACTCTTTGTTTTTAAAGATACCTGTTCACTATCTTCAAACTTAACTTTTGCCGCCCTTAAAAGCCCCTTAAAGACAGCCTCAGTTATATCTCCAAGCATCATATTGATGAGAAAGAAAGGGGAGTCAGAGAGTTTTTCCTCCGGATGGTTTTTGTCAAACCACAACTGACACTTCTTACGTCCAATGTTTGACATACGAAGTTTAAACTTTCTCTTCTCCCCTGAGAATTGACGACTCAGGGCATCCTTAACATCCTTAACCACAATGTTAATAATGGCCTTGCTCATGCGAGACTCACCTTGCATAGCCTTCTGTAAGAAAGAATGAATCGCCACTTCTGCAGGATGGTTCATGTCTACTCCTCAATCTCAACGATGTTAGAAGCAATAGCATCTTCCTGATCTGATAACTCCTCAGGCCTACGATGCTCCTCCCACTTACTCATCGTTATTGAGTTCATAGACTCAACCCACTCAACAAAGTTATTCAACACTTCCTGATCGTCAGTGGTGATCTCTACTACTTTACCTAGTGTAGGCTTTAGAACTGCGTAGGTTGCCCCACTAGGAATACTCTTTACTTCTGACCCAAGGTGCAGTAGGTGTTGAATGGGAAGCCTATTCTTTCTTTGAATCTGACCAAACATATCCGTCATAGCCTTAAAGCTATCTCTGTTTTTGATCCTCATCAAGAAAGGGAACTCTTTAACATTCACAGGTTTACCGTCAGCGTCCTTGGCTTTGTCAAGTGTACACAGACCAAATATGATTTTGAACCTATCCGTTGCTCTCATAAGGTCTTGTGTCTCTTGTGGCAACGAACTAAAGTCTTTTACATAACCTGAAGGTCTACCACAGTTGAAGCCTCCATAGTTATCCTTTAGATCTCCATTCAGAGATGTTGCCATCACAGTTCGTAACATTCTGCCCTCACCTCCATCAGGTCTTTGATATGACTTATCATATCGTTGAAACTGAAAGCGTTGCATAAAGGGACGAACCGTTATCTTATCACTATAATATATAGTGTCGTCCGGAAAGGTAACAGAGAAAGCTCCGGCTTTTACAATGGCAACCTCCATTGACTCACCGTCCACCTCTTTTGTACCCATCACGTTCTGATGAACTTGCTTTATTTCTGCCAAAGCTGATGTGCTTTTTGCAGGAACATTTGACATACCCATCAACTCAGCTAAGTCAGTGGGTGATTTACCTATTATCTCTAATGCGTTTTCCATATATTTTACTCCTGTTTAGAAATGGAATTGTATCAGTTGACATCTTTAACGTCAAGCCAATTATCACCTATTTTAGCCTCTAGTAATAACGGAACATTAACATCGATATCAAAGTGGGACTCAACAATACTCTTTAAATTTTTATTCACTTCATCTATGATTCTAAGAACGGTTGCCTCCTCTAGTGGATGCACATCTAAAACCACGGAATCGTGTACACTATTAACCAACATACTCTTATAATCCTCTAGTCTTTTCTCTATCTCCAACAAGACTATTGGAACTATATCACCTGTAGCAAACCCTTGTACAGGATAGTTTTTAATCATGGTAAAGTGGGTTGGAGTTCCACTTGCCCTTCTCTCCACATCAGGAAAAGCATACTGCCTACCTGAGGGTATCTTTATTCTGCCAAGGTTTATGGCCTCGTCACCTAACTTCTTATGCCACTTGGCTATGCCTTTATACTTGTCCATAAAATGTGTGTAATACTCAGCCTCAGCTTTCGTTCTACCGTACCCTGTAGCTCCGTAGAGAGGCGCAAAGGTATGTGCCTTAGCTTCTTGCCTAGACGTAGGTTGTCCGGCCTCAGTGATGATCTTTGCCGTGTAGGAGTGAACATCAAATCCGGTTGACACTTCTTGCATGGCAACTCTGTCTTGCGATAAAAGTGCGGCAACTCTAAATTCTAGCTGTGCAAAGTCAGCCTCTAGTATTTTACCTTTCATACCAAACTCAGGACTATTCCAACGAGATATAAATACTCTCTTCACCGGAAACGTACCACCTCTAGGCATATTCTGCATGTTAGGATTGCGTCCACTGAAACGTCCTGTAGCCGTGACATGCTGTGTAAGACTAACATGGAGCATGCCGTCCTCCTTTGTATAATGCTCTATGCCATCTACAAAAGCAGAGAGGTAACTTGATATAGCACTCTGCCTCTTGAGATCCGTGAGGAAAGTCTCTGCCACTTTCATCTCTTTTGTTTTAGCTATTGTTATGAGATGCTCTAAGTTTCCCTTGCTTGTAGAGAACCCATTGGCACTAACCCACTCTTTAGAGGGAGGAAAGAAACCTAGACCTGCCATCTGTTTAATCTTGGTCAGAGTATACCCTCTCGTATCACACTCCGGACATCTGTTTGGCTTGGCAAAGGGTGTACCATCCTTCTTTTTCTTATGTATTTTGCCCTTACCGTTGCAAGTTTTACATATACTAGCCTTAGTCTTTACCATCATGGCACTATTATCTTTGACAGCTTGTTTAAAATCGTCCTTTGAGGCCACATTATCAAACGCAACTGCCCATCTCTTTTTGTCGTATAGTATTCGTGAGTAAATAACCTGACTAACTTGCTCCGGAGAGTTGAGATTTATGGGTGTGTCCCCCATTAACTCCTTAACTTGAGAGTTTAGACGCTGTTCAATACCAATTAATTCACTTTCAAAGTCCTCTCGCACCTCTTGCAAAGCTTTTTTGTCAATATTAAACCCATTCATGTACATTCTAGTCAAAGTTTTGCACACCTTGTTGGTCACATCCCTGACATTTGTGAGAGAATTAGCCTCAGGCTTGTCATATTCCTCTAACAATCGCCAATACAATGCTTTTGTAACCATAAGATCTTGTCTGAGATACTTTGATAGCTCCTCAAGTGGGATCTCATCCGTTTGATACCCTCTTCTGAAGTAATCTTTGAGTGTATCAGACTTTTTCATGTCAAGATTGTATCGAATCGCACAGTTTTCCAGGCTAACAGATCCTTTTTGGCCTCGCTGTAGTATATAATCACCCAACATAGTGTCAAATATGTCTCCATCGTAGTGGAAACCACATGACCAAAGCCATTGTAAGTCATGTTGTAGGTTATGCCCTACCAAAAGCGTGGTCTTACTTAGTATATCTTTGAGTTCTCCGTAGGCAGAGTCATCTGTTATCTCCTTTTCAAGGTGATTAAATACAAATACCTTGCTGTCATCACATAAGTGATCTTGTACACCAACAAGCGTCAAAGAATTGTCAGGCTCAAAAGGATCAAGGTGTAGCTTTCCGTCCCTTTTGGTTGTCGTGTTTTCTACATCAAGTATTATCTTCATGCTGAATACCTTCCTGTCTCTACATCTAGTTCAACATGTACAGTACCATGCCAACCTGTAAGTTTATTTTTAGCCAACCGGATGTGACGTTGAGGATCGTTACTGTCCTGACCCTCAATGTCAGGGTTTTTGCTAATCAATAACATCAAATCAGCCTCTGCCGCCTTGCCGGTTTTACTGCCCTCAAGCATAGATTGATTAACATTTATCTTACCCTCTGCCTCTGCTGATAGTTGTGACATCCAAATAATTACGCAGTTATATTTCTTTGCAATATTTCTTGCATGAATTGCCGCCTCCTTCAAATAAATGTCAGATCTCTCAGATCCGGCTGTAGCAAACTTGTCTCCCATATCAAGAATGATTATATCAGGATGCACACTTTTTGCAAGCTGTTCTACATAATCCATATTCTTATCTGTTGCATCCTTTATGT